TGCGATGAGTATGCAAAGTCTCGTAGCACGGATGGTTCTGACACTGGTGCTCTTTACAACTTTCTTCTCGATCTAGAGGAGACAGTTATTCAGCAGGCGCTCGAGAACAGTACCAAATGGTTTGGTAAGAAGCGCTCTCTAGAGGCTATCCGCGATAGCTTCTCCAAGATTGTGAAGTTTTCAACTGACGTTGTTAACGGCGAGCGCGTACCGAATGGTAAGTATCCGCCTAGCTTCCGAGTGAAGCTTCCCGTCTACGATGGCAGTGTAAAGGCTGACATTGCAGATGGAAATGGCAATCCGATCTATGCTACTCCCGATTCTCTCTCAAGCGTATTCCCTAAGGGAGTCAGTGCCAGTCTAGTAATCAGCGGTAGTGTCTATACAATCTCTGGTGGTAGCTTTGGTATTACCTGGCGTCTTACGTTTGCGCGTGTATATCCTCAGAGTAAGCTAACTGCTAAGGATGTGTTTAAGGATGAGAGTCCTGAGGAGGAGGATGAGGAGGATGCTCCGGTTCAGCCTGTAGCTCCTGCTGAGGAGTCTCAGGCAGTTGAGGAGTCAGCTCCTCAGGAAGAGCCTGTTCAGAGCGAGAAGCCGGTAAGTCGTCGTAAGAAGGCGTCGGGAGCTTCAGCTTAGACCAGATAGATGAATTTATCGGAGGAACATACAAAATATAATTTGAATCAATAAAAAGAAGAGAATTAGAAGTTATATAAGTTTTTTTCACGGTTGAACATGTTTTCATCTCTGAGATAGACTTCTTATTGCATTTTTCGCATTCATATATAGTTGGAGTGTCTTCTACAAATAAAGGAGTTATAAGGCGAACATTTGATAAAAGTGTACGATCAATTATATTCTCAAACTCATCTTCCAAACAATCTTGATATGCTTCTGGAGATAATAAAGACCAAATTGTTTTATCGAGCGACTTCCAATCTTCTTGCAGTAAAGTGGAAAAATCATTCTCACGAAACCAAAGTGCTTCAAATTTTTCTTCGTTGTCCTTTTCATGTTCAGAAAGTCCAACGCGTTTTAGATCAGAATCGTATAACCAATAAACAGAAAGATTTTCTTTTTGATATTGAGGATCAACTAAACCACGATATACAACACGACCATTATAATCCCATTCATCTGCATCTATATCCTGATCATGGTTAGCAATCTCAGGAGATAAATTTTTATAGCATAGACTCGATCTCAGTCTTGAGAACATTTGTTACTAATAAAGTTAATCAAATGAAATAGTTACACGCGTATCGTGATGCTTCATAGATTTTGTAGCTGAATTTGAAAGTTCGTGACGTTTCTTTGGTTGCTCTTCTTTCTTTTTAGAATCTTGTAGACGATTCTCCATATCTTTGTGAACTTCTTCTTGGTGATCTTCTAGATACTTTAGAACTTCATCTGTGATCGCCCATTCAAAAAAGTTTAGCTGGCCAACCGTTGTTTCCATCTCGTGAAACTTAATACGCTTCCAGCGACAGAATGGGTCAAACATTTTTTTACTATACGCCTTTAGATGTGACTTATAGGATAGGTATACAATCATATGTTTTTGAGATTTTGTTACATATGTCACATTATACTTTTTCGAGTAATTTGTAACAAACCAGTCGATTAGACGAAGAGAAATTTTTGATTTTCCATCCAGAATACTTTTTACATGTTGAAAGTTTTCAGCGTTTGAATAAAACTTTTCCAGACGGTATAATACCCATTGCTCTTGCGATTGAATTTCCATCTTATTGATAGTTTTCATTCTTAACATTAAAATGGATTCGGTTTATATACTAGTATAGGTTATAAAATAAATGAACTGCGCTATTGATGATTTGATTGCAAAGTATGGAAAAAATGATCAGAGAACAGCTGAATGGCATCAAAAGCGAGGTGAGATGCTAACCGCATCTGAAATTGTTAAAGCATGTGTGGATGCTACGCCTGCAATGAAACATGAAATTATCATGTCAAAACTTGCACCTCGTTCGTCAGAAGGTTCAGGATCACGATCTCTTGTATGGGGAACTCGTTTTGAACAAATTGCAAAAGATATTTACTGTTCTCAAAATCCTGGAATTAATATTGTAGATACGACGTGTATTCCTCATCCAGCGTATTCGTTTCTCGGAGCATCGCCAGACGGTATTTTGCGTTCGGTAGATACTACTCATCCGCTTCATAATCGACTCATTGAAATTAAGTGCCCGATTAGTCGTGTGCTAGATGGTAGCCCCGTATCTGCTCAATATATGTGTCAAATGCAGCTCCAAATGGAATGTGCCGGTATCACACAATGTGAGTTTGTCGAGATGAAGTTTAAGGAGCTAACCTATACTGAGTGGGTGGATTCCAAAGCTCAGTATAAATCATTCTTTGGTGTTACAGACGCTGGAGTTGTTACGTATAAACATTTTACTGATTCCAGAACGGTTCCTGTTTGGAGATCTGAAATATTTAATCAAGAAGATGATCATCGCATTTTCTATTGGGAACTTTCGCAAATACAGCAACAAACTATTAATCATAATCCAGAATGGTTAATTAAAAATATTGAAAGCTTCAAGACTGTTTGGGATTTAGTACTACAGCATCGGGCTTCAGGAACTGTTCCTCAGAAGCCGTCGGAGGCTGCTTTATTGATCCTGTAGGATAGTAGCGAGTCAACCACTCAAGATCAGTGCGATCAGGATTCTCTGCATAAAATCCACCCGAGCCGTCGTGTACTTTAAGAAGAGTGTTAAAATACTCCTCATACATGCGACCAACACGTTCTAGACTAAAGTTATTAACCGCCCAATCACGGCAATCTTGGCGAGAAATACGATCAATATTTTTACACGCCCAGATATACTGTTCCATATTGCGNCAACGATAACCCGTTATTCCNTGAAGNTTATTCTCTGCAAATCCACCCCAGTCAGACGTAATTGTCGGTGTTCCGGAAAATAGAGCCTCAATNGTAACACCTCCAAACGGCTCGTTATAAAGNGTAGGTGCAATAAGGGCCTTTGCGTTTTTCATGAGTTCTTTACGCTCATGAGGCTCAACATAACCAATTTCAGTTACGTGATCTGGAACAGTACCGCCACATGCTGCAGCTAGATCTCCCTGACCGGCAACATAGAGCTTCGCACCAATTCGTTTTGTCATATCAACGGCAAGACCAATTCCCTTTGAATCGATAATACGACCAACAAACAAAAAGTAATCTTTCGGCGTAGCACAAAAATCAAAATCTTTCACATCAAAATAATTAGGAATTACTGCATCGTAGAACTTAGGTGACTTGTCAAACTTTCCGTAAACAAAATTCATAACTGAATGCGATTCATATACGGCGTAAGGCGTACAAACCGGATTCGGACATCCAATACCGGGCTCTACAGGGATTAGTTGACGATGGGCTTCAAAAATAGCTTGGTGACCATATCCCCAAAAACATAGAGCAAAGTCATTCGGTTGAGCTCGCTTTCCTACTTCTATAATTGCACGCTGATTAAATGTTTGGTGAGCGTGATCTGCAGTATTGTGTTGAAAGAAGCTCTTTTTCCAGTTGTAAATTCCATATGCCTTCTCGAGAACTTCATTATCAGTTACGGCGATGTGTTCCGTACAGACAACCTCAGAATCTGCGTGGCCGTAGTGATATACAGTGTGACCACGCTCAGTCATCATTTTACAAAACTTTAAAACTTTTTGAGTGAATGCACATGCCGAATAGTCCTTTCGCGTAATCGTGTGGGGTAGAGCAAATGCATGAAATCTCATTTTTATTTAAACATCTCGCCCATAGCTTTAAATAAAATGTATGACCGCGACTTTCACAAATCTATTGAAAACGATGAATATCCTCAGGCAGTTCGCCTTGCAGAGTATATTGCCAGCCATGTTCCGTGTTCCACATTTCTAGACTTTGGTTGTTCGACTGGTCTCTATCTGAATGAAATAAAGAAACGCCTTCCACAAATTGAATCAGTTGGATATGAATTTGCAGAAGATGCGGTAAATGCTGCACTATGCCCCGATGTTGTACAGTTTGATCTGACAGAGCCGCTTCAACGTTCTAAAAAGGAAAATACTCTAAGTCTCTGTTTAGAGGTACTAGAGCATATTGATGATGCAAACTGGCTACCGGTTCTTACAAACATAACAAAACTATCTGATGTAATTATTTTTTCAGCGGCTATTCCTGGGCAGGGAGGAACGGGTCATATTAACTGTCGTTGGAAAATTGACTGGATTCGCCGATTTCATTCTCTCGGATGGGTCGTTGATCTTGATAAGAGTAGACATATGATAGATCATATGAGAAATGGTTATCATATGGGATGGTTTGCAAATAATGCCATGGTCCTTGTTAAGTCATAAATGAATTATGCATGTTTACACGAAAAGGAGTTTCAACGCCAGCAACCGGTTCAGGTTTGGAAGGTGTCATTACAAAGTGATTTGTCTTCTGATCATAAGACGACTGGCGATTTCCAGAGGTCGCCTTTACGTTACCCTGTTCTAGAAACTCTGGTACAAACGACTCCTTTGACCCCATAAGAACATATCCAATTAATACGACAACGGCAAGAAGTACAACATATGTCAAGTTATCCTTCATTTACTCTAATATGTGGAAAATGGATTAACCATTTTTCATATTAAGTTGATAACAAATATGGAGCTTCCTAAATTTAAAGGTCCAGAGGATCGCGCACTCGACAATTTGAAATCAATGCTTACCGCTAGAGGATTCAATGCTGATGGGTTTGAACTAGTTGGTACTCCGCTAGATGATACGACTATGTATACATTTGGAGGTATGTTGATTGTGTTTGGCAACAAAACTCGTGTTAGCGTAAATGATCTGACATCATTTATTACATACGCATCTGATAACGGACATACAAACGGAATGATTGTTGTTACAGTATCTAAGTCGTCTGAAACAGTTCTTGCGTTTCTCCGTAGCTATATTGCCAAACCTGAAAATATGCTTGTTCAGCTCTTTGAAATCAGAAAGCTACAAATTGATATTCCTCGTCATCGTGATGTGCCTAAACACCGTATTCTTCCACAGGAAGAACGATCTGCGGTAATGAAGAAGTTTAATATCAAAGATCCCCATGAATGTCCTTGGATCGATTCACAGGATGCCATGGGAAAGTGGATTGGAGCACGCCCAGGTGATTTGGTTGAAGTATCGGGACTAGACGAAGCATCAGCAACAAACGTACATTATCGTTATTGCTTGGCAAATGTTTATGACCATTAGATACAATGGATAGTCAGTTTACGACGCTAACTCGTAGCTATCATGATAATTTTTTACAGTATGCAACAACAGGTGGTCAAGCTTACCAGACAGCGTATGAGTCTGCGAAAGAAGGATTGGATAATATTATTGCTTCGATGCAATCTGAAGTCGATGCACAGAATGAAACGATTTCAAATTTTTATAAGTCAGGAACAGAAGGCAAACTTCGTGATTTAAAATCAAAAACAATTGATGCAAAAAGAAATGTTGTAGCAAGTCGCGATGAGTTATCTGCTGCTAAAATGCGTACAGTTCCTCAAACTACAACACCAATAGCTCCAAATTATACACCGTACTACCTTACTGCTGGAGCGCTTACGGTTGCTGCCATTGTGCTAAATATGTTTTGACTTGGTGTCATAAATACTAAATAAATAACTAAGAATATTAATGCAATAAGACCAAATAAATATAAATTATACATCAATTCGGCGCTTGATAAGTTAGCATCGGTTGTGTTTTGTATAATCTTTAATGTTTGCAATTTATCATTGCTTTCTTTAATTTCATTATAATCTTTTTGATATTGAATTAGATCGTTTGTTAAATCAGAAAGTGTCTTAGGGTCAAATTTTTCAGTTCCTTCATTGAGTGAAGACATAAAGTCTTTTACAGCCGCAGACATTTGACCATTTATTGAAAGAACCTTCTCAACTAGAGGTTCGCGCTTTTTAACATCTGGCTCTTTGATCGCACTAGATAATGCGCTCGAATATTGATTTTTTAATGATGCATATTGTTTCTCGAAACCAGACAATTTTGTGTTCCGAGAATCTTGAAATTTTTTGATGTCCATTACATTTTATTACATATAAATAAATGCCGACTGCTAAGGTGTCGTTTAATATGAAAAATGGCGTTCAGAAAGGTCCTGGTACGGATGCTTCATTTATTACGGCAATGCGTCGCCAGCAGGTTGCTCTTGTAGGCGCTACATTACTAAATGAGCCCAAGCCTCAATTTGTTGATAACCTAAAAGCCCGTGGTGGTGATGTAAATCCCACACAGTATCTACTAACTAAATCACTCTCTCTCAGTTTTTTGAAGACATATTAAATAAGAGAATGTCAGATTACGACACTATCACGGAAAAAATCAATACACTTGTGAAAACACCTGAGCCAGCCGGCACGATGTTTTCAAACTTAGATCAACAGCGTGACCTTACTATTAAAAAACTCAAAAATGATTACAACAATCAGACCACAGTTATGACGGTAAATAAGCAAGTGAAGGATGTTGTTGGATTTTTTAAAAACTCTTTTGGAGGAACTAAGGCAGAACTTGATCATAATAAAAGTACGGTTTCACAATTGCAAAATAAAATTACAGATTCTCAATCCATCATTGATCAACTAGGACTAACAAGTCCCATTATTCAACAGTTATTAATTCTTGTTGCAAGTGTTGCCGTTATCTACTTTTTTGGTTCATTTCTCGGTTCTATAGTTCACTTAATTGCATTAGGTATTTTAGTAATTGGAGGTTACTATATAATTTCCGGAACACCTAATAATGGGCAATCAAACGTCATCACCTCAGCCTTCAACACTATCTCTTCCTTCTTTACCTCCAGTTTGTGATATGGCATGCCAGAGACAAAAACAACTTGATGGTCTAAAAACAGCACTCGATACAGCTACAACAACCAAAGACTCTGATCCCGAAGGGTACGAGAAGGCTCGTGTGGCATATTACACCCTGCTAGAAGGTAACACTTGGTTAGCAACTGAAAAAGACACTATTGCAAAGCAATATATAGAACCGGTTTTGTCACAGTATTCGACACAGTATAATGAATTAAAAAATAGAAAGAAAGAGCAGAATATCTTTGTAAATTTAGCAGCTACCCTAAAAGAGCAAGAGAAGGGAGACGAAGAAGAGTTGGCGTTCTTGAATGAAGAAACAGGAAAGGACAGGGTAGAAACAGATGTACTGAATCGTCTAACTCAAATAAAAGGTTCGCCGACTTATCAATTTGATTGGTTTATATATTTGCTTTACGGCATAATTGGTGTGCTTGGATTATATGTTGTATATCTTATTATTACAAAAATTATAAGTTATGTATACCCCTCTCAGACGAGTGTTCTTGGGGGTAAAGCAAAAACTTGAATACCGCTAAGTATTCTTATTTAAGGTATATTGCTCTTCCCCGCAATATACTATGTTTCTCCAATTCTAGAAACCCTTTAGATCTTATCATATGAATGTCATCACATTCATACGTTAGTATACTGTTATACACTAAACTACCCTCACCATGCACCTACCTCGCATATCTCGTGATCAGCTAAACTGACCTCCGTTGTTCCCTAGCTTATTCATATAGTACACTTTTGTACTTATTTTCAATTAGTTCACAATCATTATATTTTATCAATTGTAATCTTTATGATTTCCAAATCTATTGTTTCTAAATTGTAGATAATTACTCAGTCATTGCGACCACCTTGTGGTCTTTGCAATCTGTAGTTTTTACTATCCAATTCATACTTCAACAATTTCTTGTTCATAAAGTTTACTTTCGTTTACTCGTATAATTTTCCTTTACAAGATTTGTCCTCTTGTACCGTCGTGCACCTCCTTCGCACGAACAGTGTACTACGCGTTTGAAATTGTTGTGTTTGCGCACTTCCAATCTCGGTTCCGTAGTTCCGTTGATTCTCTAACAACTAAACAGTTAACAGCTGTCTAGTGGTTGAGAACCCAAGCAACCTGTTAGTTGCTCTACTGTCTTCTAATCTGATTTTTTAAGATCCGTTTTGCGAAGCGCAAGGACAACGTTTTGCGAACCAAAAATATAACCCAAAAATCTCATGTATGGGGAGCTGTCGGTGCTCACCGTTTTTGTGTTTTAATTACGGTCTCACTCGCAGGGGAACTCCAACCCGAAGTTGTGCAGCCAGCGGCACTGTGGACAGTCATGTCCCCACCAAGGAATGTATCTGTCGTCAAAGCTGGCATTTTCGCCTAGCTCAACCTTTTCTGTGTGGAGAGCGATGTGCTCCTCGAGTTTGTCAGGCCAAGGCCAAGGCAGTGTTACTGTAGTAAAAGCAGGCCACCGCTTGCGGCTCGCCCGCTTGCGCCGCGTCATGCCTCCAGGACGACGCTTATCGGTGTTCTTGTCGATGGGTCGAACCATCTTTTCTCACGGTGTATAGTTCTACTTGAGTAGGCTTTGATGCGAGTTCTTAGTTCCTGTTTAATTTGACTTTTATCAATCCATTTTGCAGTCTCAAATTAAAAACAAAAATTTACTCTAGTCTGTAAATTTCTGTATACAATGCTCCTCCTTGCATTATACTATGTTACCTCGTTACGTAACCCTATGTGCACATTACACCCACTTATTGCACCTCCCCGCAATATTTCTATGATTTCCTACAAAACCTCTAGTCTCTCTCACACATTCACAGTAGCCGCTAAACTACCTTCCTATATGATTCAAATTCCACTCATCATACCTGTCGATATGCTTATAGCTGATCAAGCTCTTCCCAACAGTCTTTCAACTGTCTACTATGTCTTTTCTTGACTTTTACAAATCCGTTTTGCGATCACAACCCTTTTCGCTAACCATAATATAATGGAAACAGCGTATCTATTTCTTGCTGTATTAATTTTTTTGATGTACAGTATCACCACATGGTACACTTCAATTGAAGGATTTGAAGATGGCGGTAGTGTAACTCATGAAGATCCTGTCGAGATGTACGACGATACATATGCTGCAATCTATGATTCGCTCTGGCACTCAAAGGAGAAGAATGATTACGAACAAGTTTCTATTCAAGATGTCTCATTAGCTGATTGGCCAATCGCAACTGTAAAGGTTCTTGATATGTGCTGTGGAACCGCTCCGCATGCTTGCTGGTTCAAAAATTTAGGAGTAGACTACACCGGTGTAGATATTTCTGAAAGTATGTTGAAGAAGGCAAGAGATAATTGTCCGAGTGCTACGTTCAAGAAGGGAGATGTAACACAAATTCAATTATTTCCTCAGAAGTCCGTGAGCCATTGCATTCTGACAAACTTCTCAGTTTATATGTTTGAAAATCCTAAGATACTGTCGGACAATGCGTATGCATGGTTACAGCCGGGTGGATTCTTTGTAGTTCACATGGTTGATCCGGACAAGTTTGATCCCGTTCTGAACTTAGCGAGTCCATTTGCTGCATTTTCGCTACAGAAGTATTCCTATGAGCGTCAAACAGATTCTGCCATTTATTTCGACAAATTTAAGTACCTTGGTCGTTTCAACAAAAAGAAGGATGAAGATGATGTAACTTTTAATGAGACATTAACTTACTACGACAAGGACAACAACGACGGTAAGAAGTATCGTGAAAATAAACACCACTGGGTCATGCCTTCTAAAGAGCGTTTGATTAATATAATCAAGTCAAGCGGATTTCGTCACACAGAAACAGTAGACCTAGTACGGTGTGGAAAAGAGTATCAGTATTTAGTCTATTTTAGTAAGTAAATGTTGTGCATGGAACGTTTGCGATATAATTGGTATTTGTGGTTTGGATTTAAAAATAAACGAAAGCCCATGAAACACCCCTTACAGCATCTACTTACACGAGAACCATCTCGAACAATAGATGTAAGTAAGTTACATTCTAAATTTGAAATAGTAAATTCTAAATAATGGATCCTGATATGGTTCTTTTAATTAAAATGTGTAAAGAAATAGTTAAAAAAATTGATTATCGATATGGCCCTCTTGTTCTTAATTGTCGTGAGTTACTTTCAATGGTTTTTCAAAATAAGTAAAGTTTAATGAACGTAATTGATTCAAGAACAGTCGTAGATTTTCAGAAATTTACATTTTCTGGACATTTGAGGCAACACGTGTATAAGGTGTTGAACGAAAATATAAAATTAGGTCACGCAGATTACGCATGTTATTGGGCTCTTGAACTTTTATGTTCTGGACTTGTTCATTCCACCTGGCAAACACTTTTTGAATCTGCAGCGATTCATATTAACCGAGCAGCACCTAATTCTTTTTTATATTTGATCAAAATGTATGAAAAGTTTGCTCCCTACGAATCTCAGTATTCTGTTATGTCAATGACTGATATACGTAACAACCCCGAAGTTCGAACAATTATTTGCGAAGCAGCTGCCACATTAGCACTTTGTCGTAAACATAAGTTACCCACAATGCCTAAAATTAAACCAGAACACGATTTCCTTCCTTTGACTATTCAAGAAAACTTGAAATCGCCTTCGGCTAACTATGGTCGCGAACTCACAAAGAATGATGATCCACTTGAAATATATATTCCATTTAACGAACTTGTTTATTGCTTGAGAGGTGAAACACGAGATGTAACGCGTGCACTATATTGGTGTGGTTGGATACTCAAGTATTCAAGTCAGTTTAAAAAGCAAAATAAGACTCAGTTAGTTTGTGCAAGTCGTCCTAATCTTTATTTTGACCAAGTGTATTCTACGTTAGTTGTGTGGATGCTGTGGGAAGCTGTGTTAGACGCAGCTAAAAAATCAGTTCAAGCTGGAGTTCTGGCGCCTTATATTGATGCGGTCTTCAAACTTCATTGTTTGCGCTGGACACCTACGTTACAGAAACAGCGGTTATGTTTTTTGGTTAGCGCAATTGTGTTTGTTTGCGAAAGTACCACAATTGATATTCATTCGCCCGTCCCACACGATTTAACAACTGTTCAAAATGTTGTAGTCAATATTCCTTCATGGATACTTGCCATCATCCAAACAAAAAAGACCTTTTCTTAATATAAATGGACATCCATCTAATCTTCTATTACATTGGCATTGTTATCGTGTTTGGCTCCCACCTGTATTCGATACAGTCGCCTTCTATGCGTAACCATTCTATTCTAAACTTGTTTGCCGCCTGCTGCATTGCGTACTATTTTATGAATAAAGAAGGATTCATCAAGGTATAGAATTTTTCCCAGGTTAAGAGTATAAATGTTCAAGTTCCTCCTCAAGCTCGCGCTCCTTGCCCTCGGTCTCTACCTCCTCACGCAGGAGGTCCCTAAGCTCATGCAGGGTGCGCGTGATTCCACGACGGTTGTCTACACGGTTCTCGGTGGCCTCCTTACGTTCTACACGGCCGGTTCTGTGCTAAAGAAAGTTGTCAAGATGCGTAAGTAATTAAAAACGAAATCAAAATAGATAATACTAAATGAATCAAAACATGAAAGACGTACTCCACCAAATTTTGCTGAAAACACCGCAAAATTTGTTTGATGAGTTTCTTTCAGAGTGTCATAAATGGTATGAACAACCGGCTCACACGTTTACCGAGATGCGAACTCGCGATAACAAAAAGATACGAGGAGATATCTTTGAAGAGTTTTGTGTACTCTATCTCAAATTTGTAAAAAAGTATGATACTGTGTGGCGTCTTGAAGATGTACCCGACGAAATTCTAGATCAACTTAGTTTGAAACGCCAAGACTTTGGAATTGATATTGTCTGTAGACATCAAGGTAAATTTATTGCAGTACAGTGCAAATACAAGAAACATCTAACAATTAAAAAGAACGTTCTTACCTGGAAACAGCTATCAACATTTTATGCACTATGTATGAGATCTGGGCCATACGAGAAATATATTGTTATGACGACGTGTGATTACACTCGTCATATGGGTAAGAAAACTCCCAAAGATATTTCAATTTGTTTGAAGACATTTCAAAACATTACCAAAGAACAGTGGACTGCAATGTGTCAACTTGAAGGAAATGTTATTGAAGTAGAAAAGGTAGCTGCTAAGAGTCCTGAAGAACTCAGAGCGGCTCGTTTAAAATATTATGAAAGTAATAATGTTCAGTCGTAAGTTTCAACACTCGCTTACAGCGGCTCTTCTTTTTTACGTGGTAAGTTCACCGTTCACGTATAAAATGGTTGATAATCTAATTGGTGGTCTTGTTAACGCACTTGCTCCATCCGTGGGTCATTTATTTAAGGTCGCCGAGGCCGGTTGTCCGACAAACTACGGCCTACTTGTACACTCTGTAGTCTTTGGTATTGTAAGTTTTTATTTAATGCACGCTTCGTCATAAACGGATGAAGTTTAGAGAGTATAACATAATCCAATTAAATGAAGCTTTTGATATTTGATACCGAAACAACTGGTCTTCCAGTAAATCGTAATATACTAGCAATCAATGGACCTAATAATTGGCCACACATTGTGTCCATTTCTTGGGTTATTCTGGATGTAGAAACAAACAAAATTGAATCAAAAAAATCATTTGTAGTTCAACCGTTGGGCTGGACCATTCCCCCCGATTCTACTAAAATTCACGGAATCAGTCACGATTTTGCATTAAACAACGGAACACCTCTCACTGCAGTAATGACTGAGTTTACCAGACAGAAATATGATTGCTTGGTGGCTCATAATATGGATTTTGATTTCAATGTCTTGATGAATGCGTATAGATGGGATTTAGGAGTCATGGTAAATGACACTCAATATCGGCGTAAGTGTACGATGAAGCTATCCGTCGATCTTTGTAGACTTCCGGGACAGTGGGGAAACAATCGTTGGCCTAAGTTGAGTGAGCTCTACGAATTTGCATTTAATCGTAAACCAGTTCAAGCGTCTTTGCATAATTCAATTTATGATACACTCATTCTCGCAGAAATTGTTCAACATTGCGACGAACTGCGTAATAAAATGGGCTTACCTGTAAAACCTACATTTGTAAATAATGGAACTAACAATAAAATCCTTTCCATCTGATTTCAAAACTAAATCTATTTTAACTCAAGTTGTTCAAATTTTATGGTGCGCAGACGGTTGGGCTTATATTCCCGAACTTCGTGTTCGACGACGTTTTTTTGTCCATAACACCGTCACGAAGCTGGAGCAACAGCCGTGGGAGGGGACCATTCCGGTACCTGAACACTGGGAAGAGGTTGAACTACACTGGTACTCGGGGACGATGTGGCGGGAACTTTCCGAGGATCTTGACGAGTTAATTTCAGGGACCACCACCAACAACAGCACCAGCAAGTAAACACACGACCATCGACTTCCTTAACAAGCGCAGCCTCTAGTTTATCGGAAATAGCC